CGCCGTGTATCTGGGCGATCAGATGGTGCTGCATCATATGCAAGGAAGGCTGAGCAGCCGTGATCTTTATGGCGGTTGGCTCTTAAAATGCACGGGGAGGCGGTTGCGTCATGCTGCGTAAGATCAAGCTATACGGCGCCCTCGCCAAATTCGTCGGCCAACGTGTACTGGAGGCTGATGTCGCCACTGCCGCCGAAGCCGTCCGCTTTCTGGTAAGCAACTGGCCAGAGCTGGAAAGCCACATGGCCAAGCAGTATTACCGCGTCCATACCGCAGGCGAGGATCTGACGCTGGATGACATCCACAACCCCATGGGCCGCGAAATCCAGATCGTGCCTGTGATGGCTGGTGCTGGTGCATTGGGGCGGATTTTGCTTGGGATTGCGTTGATTGCACTGGCATTTGTTCCAGGTGTTGGTTGGGCTGCCGCCACTGCCACGGCGAAAGCTGGTCTTACTGCCGTCGGCACTACTCTTTTCGGTCTTGGCGCCAGCCTCGTCCTCGGTGGTATCGCGCAGGTGCTTACCCCAACACCCAAAACCGATAAAGACGAAGGCGATCCTAAAAAAAGCTTCAGCTTCAGCGGCATCCAAAACACCACCCGCGCTGGTGTGCCAGTGCCAGTTGTCTATGGCGAGCTGCTGGTAGGCGGCATTGTCGTTAGCGCTGGTGCTGACATCGTGCAGGTGTCGGGATCATGAGCATTTACGGTGCTGGCGGCGGCGGCAAAGGCAAGGCAGGCGGTGCCTCCCGTAAAGCTAAAGAGGCTAAGGATAATCTTGACTCAACCGCCTACGCCAAGATCGTTGAAATCCTCAGCGAAGGCGAAATCGAGGGCTTCGCTACACCATCCCGCCTGGGACTAACGCAAGGCACGACGCAATACTCAAATGCATCGCTGAAAGACATCTACTTCAACAAAACACGCCTGCTGAATGTTGGAGCGGACAATACCCTCCCGCAAGACTCTGACTTCAACTTCCAGAACGTCACGGTCGTCACAAAATTTGGCACGCAAAATCAAGCCTATGTCCCAGGCTTTGATGCCGTTGAAGAGGAGGTCTCTGTCAACCAAGGCGTAGTGCTCGCCACGCCTGTCGTCAAGACCATCACGGATGTCAATGTCAATGCAGTCCGCCTAACCATCAGCGTGCCGCTGCTGCAAAAGGTACTGGACAATGGCGACATCGAAGGCACATCACTGTCGCTTGCGATTGAGGTGCGTTATTTCGGCGGCAGTTACACCACCGTCATCTCGGACACGATTTCAGGCCGCACCTCTGACCTGTACCAGCGGGATTACATCGTTGATCTGTCTGGTGGATTTCCAATCGACATCCGCGTCAGCCGCACATCAGCAGAACCCACCAGCATCAAGGAGACCAATGCCTTTAGCTGGTCCAGCTACACCGAGCTGATTTACAAGAAGCTGAAGTATCCAAACACTGCATACGTCGCTACACGCATCGACGCTGAGCAGTTCAGCAACATCCCCCAACGCTCCTATCGCATCCGTGGCATTAAGGTCGCCATCCCAAGCAATGCCACCGTTGATCTTGAAACCGGCAGGCTGACATATAGCGGCATCTGGAACGGCACCTTTGGCGCCGCCGCATGGACCACCGACCCAGCCTGGATCCTATGGGATTTGCTCACCAGCAAACGCTACGGCCTAGGCGATCACATCCAAGCCAACACGCTGGATAAGTGGGCATTTTTTCAGGCCAGCAAGTATTGCGGTGAACTGGTATCAACGGGTCTGAACGATCCAATTAGCGAGCCACGGTTTAGCTGTAACGTCAACATCCAAACGCAGGATGAGGCGTACAAGCTGATCAATGACATGTGCTCGGTATTCCGCGCCATGCCATTTTGGGCGGCTGGTTCGATCAGCATGATGCAAGACCGGCCATCGGATCCGGCTGCATTATTCAGCCTCTCCAATGTCAGCGAGGCTGGCTTCAACTACGAATCCAGCAGCCTCAAAACCCGTTCAACCGTTGTCGTCGTCGGCTGGCTCAACCTAGAACTTGGCGACATCGACCGTGAAGTGGTGGAGGATCCAGAAGGCATCGCCCGTTATGGCGTCGTCACAAAAGAAGTCACGGCATTTGCTACTACCAGCCGCGCACAGGCCCATCGTGTCGGGGAGTGGATGCTGTACTCCGAGCGCTACGAAACCGAGGTAGTGAATTTCACTACCAGCCTGGAGAACGGCATCATCGTCCGCCCTGGTGCCATCATCAACATTGCTGATCCTGTAAAAGCAGGTGCCCGCCGTGCCGGTCGTATCAGTAGTGCCACCACCTCCACGGTGACGGTTGATAATGCCACCGACCTGCCCAGCACTGGCACGCTGAGCGTCGTGTTGGATGACGGCATCGTCGAAACACGCACCATCACCGACCTGACTGCTGGTGTCTATACAGTCACGCCTGATTTCAGCATGGCGCCACTCAGCGGTGGTGCATGGATGGTTGAAACCGACGACATCCAGCCAACGCAGTGGAAAGTGCTTGGCATCCAAGAGCAGGATGGCCTCAACTATTCGATCACCGCTGTCAGCTACAACAGCAGCAAATACGACTACGTGGAGCGCGGCGCACCGCTTGAAACCCGCGACATCACCAATCTGAACGTACCGCCAGAAACGCCGGAGGATTTAACGGGCACTGAAATCCTGTATCCATTGAATGGTCGTGTTGCCACCAAGCTGGCACTGACCTGGAAAGGTGTGCGTGGCGTCAATGAATACCGCATCCGCTGGCGGCCTGAATTCGGCAACTGGACCGAAGTCCGCAAATACGGCCCGCTGTATGAGATCGAGGATGTCAGCGCAGGCAACTACCAAGTGGAGGTGTACTCGATCAGCGCCACGCAGGTGATCAGCAGCGCACCAGCCGAGATGATGTTTACCATCACTGGTGTAACCGCACCACCGGCTGATCCAACCGGCGTCAGCTTGGTGCCGATCAATGAAAGCACCGCCATCATCCAATGGGATCTGGCCACTGATCTGGATGTATTGATTGGCGGTGAAGTGTTGATCCGCCATGACCCGCGTGATATACCAACGGCGGAATGGAGCAGCAGCAATGCGATCGTGCAGGCAGCAGCAGGCAACCAAACTCAAAAGCAGGTGCCACTGCTCGCTGGCACGTATTTCATCGCCTTCCGCGATCAATCCGGCGTGCGTTCCGTCAATCCAGTCGGCATCCATGCTGTACTGCCAACACCACAACCACGACTGGTGCTGAAGACATGGGCAGAGGAAAACGAAAGCCCCAAATTCAACGGCACCGATACTGACTTCGGCTACGACGCAGGCAAGGATGGCCTGTACCTCGATCCAGATGTTGCCCTAACGGGTGAATACATCTACGAGGATTACCTGGATCTGACGCAGGTTTATGACGTCAACCTGCGCCGTCGTATCGTCAGCTTCCCCGTTAGCACCAGCGTCAACTTTGACAGCGTTGGCGGGCTATTCGATGACCAGCCCGGTGACTTCGACGGCAGCGACCTCGATCAGGTGAATTGTGTCACCTACGTCCGTGTCACCAACGATGATCCGGCTGGCACACCAACCTGGGGCCCATGGAATGAATACGTTAATGCCGTGGTGCGTGGCCGTGCCATCCAGTTGAAGGTAGTCGGCACCACACGCAGCGACCAGATCGGCATTGTGGTCGATGAACTCGGCGCCACGGCTGAACTGCAGCAGCGCGTGGAGTCTGGCAATGGCACCGGCAGCGACACCTACACGGTGACATTTACCGATCCGTTCTACCAATCGCCGGAGGTGGTGATCAGCCCATCCAACATGGCGACTGGTGATTATTTCACCGTCACATCAGTGTCGCGGACTGGATTTACGGTAGCCTTTAAGGATAGCGCCAATGCAGCCGTGACTCGAAGCTACAGCTACACTGCTACTGGCTACGGCAGAGAGATCTAGCGCATGGCTCAAGCTGACCAAACCGTACAAAACGATACATTCCCGACTGTACGGGCGGACATTAACAACAACCTGGCGGCGCTGTTCACCAACAACAGCGGCAGCAGTGCGCCATCGGTCACGGTCGCCTACATGGACTGGATCGACACCAGTGGTGCCAATCCAATCTGGAAGAAACGCAACGCCGCCAATAATGCCTGGATCACGCTTGGCACCATCAGCGGCAACACGCTGGCATTTGAAGGCACGCTGCCATCACAATCCGGCAACAGCGGCAAATACCTGACCACCGATGGCACCACCGCTAGCTGGGGCACCATCCCGCCAGGTTCCAGCAAAGAAGTATTTACGAGCAGTGGTACATGGACTAAGCCAACTGCTGGCACCATCGCCTTGATCACCATCTGGGGTGGTGGTGGCGGTGGTGGACGAAATCAGGGAAATGAAGCTAGCGGCGGCGGTGGCGGTGCTTGCGTACAGGGACTTTACCAGCTTTCTGATTTGCCCGGTTCCGCATCTGTAACTATTGGCGCAGGTGGTACAAGTCAAGCAGGTAATGGCAATGGTGGCATCGGTGGTACGTCTAGCTTTGGCTCGCTGCTTTCTGCTTATGGTGGTGGGGGTGGTGCTAACAATACTGCTGGCGGTGGCGGTGGCGGTGGCAGCCTAAGTGCCGGAGGAATCAGTAGTGGCGGTAATGGTCACGGCAGTGTTTTAGACGGAGGAAATGGTGCCACCTTAGGCTCTCCTACTCGTGGAAACTGGGGAGGCGGTGGTGGCGGTCGCGGCGCAACCGGCGGTGCAAATGCTTACTGGGGTGGCGCAGGTGGTGGTGGTTGCGACAGTGCAACTCAACGTGCCGGAGGCACAAGTCTCCTTGGCGGTAATGGTTCTACATCTAATACCGGCACTGCAGCATCAGTACCCGGTGGTGGTGGCGGCGGATCCAACCAAGCAGCAGTCGCCAGTGGTGCTGGCGGTGCTGGCCTTTGCATCGTTTACATCTGGTGATCGCTATGGATTGTGCAATCGTTGAAAACGGCCTCGTCATCAATGTCATCGTCTGGAATGGCGACCCAACATGGCAACCACCTGATGGTTGCGACATGATCCCATTGACACCAGGCGCTGGCATCGGCTGGGGCTATGTAAACGGTGAATTCACACCACCGCCCGAACTTGAGCCGGAGCCTGAGCCTGAACTAAGCTAACCGTACTGATACACAACCATGGCTGACCGTAAGATTTCAGACCTGACAGCGCTGACTACGCCAGCATCAGGCGACTATCTGCCCATTGTTGACATCAGCGAAGCGGCTGCTGCCAGTAAGAATAAGCGCGTCACCATCCAAAGTTTGTTTCAAGGCATTCCTGTCAACGTGGGGGTTGGGACTGGTGCGCCTAGGGGAAACGTAAGCATAGCTAACAATGACAGCGCTTCTGGTGTAGTAGATAGCTCGCTCCACTTTGGCTACACATTACTTGATTACTACGGTCATAGAATTGTAAATTCCAACAATCCATCAGCTCAAAGCGCTGGTCTGCTTAAATTTCAGCGTGGTACGCTAACCGCCTGGACTGACTCAGTCGTAATCGACAACTCCGGCAGGCTTTTGGTTGGCACGTCTAGTGCGCGTACTGTTAGTGAAGTCATAGGCGCCATTACGTATGTTCACCAACCAAATCTTCAATTAGAGGCTGGAAATAACTCTCTTGGACTTTCGCTAATTACCAATAGAACCGGTGATAGTACCGGTCCATTTATCACGCTCGGCAAATCCCGCGGTGGCACACTTGGTAGCGTAACAGTTGTTCAAAATGGAGACGAGCTGGGAAATATCTATTTTGCTGGCGCAGATGGCACTGATATTGAGTGCATTGGCGCAGCTATTTTTGCAGAAGTAGACGGCACCCC